TGTGTCCCACGTTAGATCCTGAGAGATCGTCTCTCTTGATCGTGACACCCGCCCTTGGGTTTACGAGCGGTTGTTCAAGGAACTTAACATCGGAAGTAGTCGTCGCTGTCCGAAAGCCGTAATGCAGTCTCGGCACACCATCATCCCCACTGCCTACCTCGCACCACTGCATCTGCTGGTTGGCTGTTGTGTCCTTCACCATGCTGTGCCAACCACTGCCGTTCCAGCACATAATGCGTCCATTTCTTGACCCTGCTCCTCCACCAACTGCTATGAACAGTAAATCCCCTGAAGACTTCATCCACTTCACCGAGCCTAGAAGGTTATCAGGAACACCGTCTCCAAAGCTAAGTCCGTAGTCAGGCTCTATCTGCCTCGCATTACCTGATACTGTCATCTTGTAGATGGGAGCAGGAGTGTCATTATCCACTCCCTGTGCAAACCACAAGGCTCCCTGGTGTACCGTCATGCGCCTGCCGTTATCGTTATGGTTATTCAACGGCATGATGAGTTCGTACGTCCAAGTCGAAGGTGCCACGTCAATTAAATAGATGCCTTCATTTGTTCCAAGGTACAGCTTGTTCTCCCCGTCGATATCAGGATAGACAGCGAGACCCTGCGGCCCATTAGAGGATGCTATATCCACGTTCTCATCAGCCCATACAACTCCTGCGTTCGTGGAACTGAAGAAGGTTATGGTACCGCCATCTTCGTCCCATACCGCGGCTACAAGCTCGCCACCTATAGTGGCAAGGAGTCCTGCATCAATGTTCTCGTTAGCAGTGACATCATTAGCCAGAAGACCTGCGGTAATTGGTGTCGTTGCAATAGACCATGTAGCACCGTCCGTTGATGTGTATATCTCGTGGTCATCTTCGTTGCACACCATAGCCACAAGATTGGTCTTGTGTTGAATCATGTCGATCCCTATGGTGGTAAGGGAAGGGTTCACTATCCCTGTTGAATGTTGATAGGTTTCAGAAGCACCAAATGTATAACTCATGGTAGTGGTAGTTGTTGTGGCAACTTCAGTAGACATTACCGCCTCAGCATCACTACCTAGTCCTGTATTGTTATGTTCTGTTTGGTTTGCTCCTGTAGTAACGGTTCCATCAGTGGTGGCAAGTGATGAGACAACAGTATCTCCTGCCACCGTAGTCACGGCAACCGATGCAGAAGAAGCAGTAGCACCTGCGTTTGCTCCGCTGCTCATAGGGGTACTTTGATCTACACCCTGAAATGCCAGTAGTGTAACCCTGGAATTTGTAATTCCAGCACTTCCATCATCCAGCCATCGCAATGAGAAAGTATTGGAACCCGATGAAGGGTTGGCAAGAGAGTATATAGCTGTATAGTGTGTTGCTGTTCCTGAAGATGTCAGCTTTGTAAGAGCCGTTCCATCATAGGTGATTGTCGCAGGGTCTACAACACTATTAGTATCATACCCACTCAGCAACGCAACAATACATCTATCAGCCCCATACGTGGTAAAGGATGTGTTGGCAGCACCTGTTTGAGTTGGATGTGAATGGCTGGCGTTATTAACCAACAGGGGGTTAACGGTGCCACCGTTTTCCCATGTGTCAGTTGATGCTCCCGTGAACTGGCGGTTCACAACATGCCCTACCCCTGCTGATACAAGATCGTCCCAGAGAGCGTTTGTTTCTCCCTTGAAGTTAGTGCTTGCCCTTACAACATCACAGTTTGTCTGTGTTGCGTCCTCCGGCAGGATGGGAAGGTAGATAGCATCTGCCCACCTTGTGTCACATGTTGAATCCCAGAACCTACGGTACTCCTTCGGATCAAAGGCAACATCGCTGTTAACCCTGTATCGGCCAAAGCCATACATGAGATTAGGGATAATGAAAGATTCGTACGGAGCGAGGTCTTCCGGCCTTGTCCGACCTGTCTGTCGGATTGGCTGTACAAATTGCTGTACCGGCCTTGTAACCACCTTGGAGCGGTCACGATCCTCTCTTAAAGAGTAGCCATTTCCATTGATGTCAACATCCAGTGCCATCTAAAACACCATGCGTGGTACCGCAACAGGGGGTGACTTAATTCTTATAAGTCGTCCCTCCACGGCAAGAAGATAACTCTCCTCGTACTGTCTTGCCTGCTCTGCCCAGTTGGATGCAGGGTTTCCTGCCGCCATCCTGAGACACAGCAATTGTCTTACCTTGTCATACAGCGGATGAAGCAGGTCTCCGTCTATCTCAGCGGTACCTGCGTCAGTTGACAGTGATGACAGCATGTCTCTTCCAACGATACGCAGCCTGTGTTGTTTCGGCAGGATTTGCTGGAAGCGGATCATTCCACCGTCTGATGCTCCCGCAGCAGGGGGGACATGATCCCAGTTTCTTATCTCGTTATAGGGAAGATCCATCATTTCGCTCTGGCCTATGGTCATCCATATCTCGTCGATATAGGCAGCGATATTAGATGCTGATATATGCAGTCCCACAACAGCAGTGGTGGCATTGTAAGCAAGTGTTGCACTTGCCTTCATCAGCTCCCATCCTGTTCCACTGTGAAAGTTGCCAACTGCTGCACCAATATACAGCTTTACCTTATCTGCCGTAGTGCAGTACACCCATGCAGATAAATTAACTTCCTGTCCTTCAGTAGGCAATGTCGTGTATGAGGATGACGCAGGAGTAAATGTCTGAAGGAGTGTTGTATCAGCACTTGCTACAGCAAGCCTTCCAGAATTATTTCCTGACAGCACCGCAAAGTTCTCTGGATTGGAAGTGTCTGCTTCCTTGTTAAAGGTTGCTCCAGATCCCGCAAGTGTCCAGTTGTTCTGTGAACCTGGAGTTAGCTGATCTGCATCCCAGTCCTCGAAGTCCCCGTTAAGGAGAAGGTTATCTCCTGAGTCTGCGTTCCTTCTGTTTCCAAGATAGATCCGGTCAACTCTACGGATCGTGCTTGGAAGCGTGTATGTATGCTGTCCATTGCCCGTTACAAGGGTCTCAATATCCCTGACCATTGATATGTCGGGATAGACCTGTTCCCTTGCCTCGTTGTAAGCATCCTGTACATCCTGTGGATGAAACGTGGACAGCTCAAAGTTGATACTGCCACTTTCATTTGCTGCCCAGTTGGCACCACCACCAGTGATAGTTCCAGAGGACTGAACGTAATCAGTTACCCTTCTGATATCACCTGCATTGTCTCCCGATGTTGTCGTGAGATGAATGTACCACCTGTTATTGAAGTAATCATCTACGGGAAAGCGCTTTGTCAGCTTTGTATCAAGGACGTTTGCATTTCCGTTGGAGATGTTCGTCGTGGTACTACCCGTGATCAAACCCAACGGCCTTAGTATGTCCTGTCTCATCGTTGACCAAGATGTCGTCGGCATAGCTATTTAACCTTTACTGCCTTCTTGTAATTTTTAGCAGCGTCCTTTGCCATCTCTTCAATCAGTTGATCCTTTTCCTTGATAAGCCTCTGCTGCACTATGATCATCAGCTCACGTTGCACACCAGGATTTCTTTCCCAGAGGATAGCAAGATCCGCGTCTGTAACTGTGTATTCAGTTCCTTCCATCATGATATCCCCTTTGATGTACACCAAGTATTTACCATAGTGGTCACTTCTGAGTCCGTCATGTTTGCTGCTACTACAGGCTCACCTTCTATAACCTTCTGGTATGGAGATGAGTTATGGTCTGCCATCACGTAGGAAAGCAATTCACTCTTACTCAACTCTGTTCCACCACCGGAACCGATTCCTACAAGGTCATTACCAACAGGAAAATAGCCTCCATCAGTGATATAGGAAGGAATTCTTCCAGTGTCTAACTGATACTTAATAATTGCCATTACTTGGTAGACCTGTACAAATATTCCTGTCTCACAAGGTCATCAAGACCTATATGTGCCATGACATGCTTGTACTCATTACCGAATATCTCGACTACCTTATCCAGAAATTCATAGAGGTGGTTGATATTAGGAACATCTCCTTCCTCAATTAACTTTTCACACGTAGCGATATACTTTGCTATCACGTTTCGTGCTGTCTGAAGATGTACCCCATACTGTTCAAGGTATTCAGCATTGCCCTGTGTGATTGTGCCTGTGAGAATCATGTCCCTATGTGCCTGTCTGAATGCCTGTCGCAAGTGATGTCGTATCTCTGCGAGTTCCGCATCACGCTCGTCCCAGTTCTCAGGAATATTATGGTTCTTTCGTATCTCGTCATAGGCTTCCTGAAATACTGCAATTTCTTTTAGGCCACCCTCAATATACATCATATGCCTACTCTGACCATGCTCCAGCTTTGCAGCCTCAATCATGGATAACTCGTCACCCTTCTCACGTAACTCTTTTATCTTTACACTGTTAGTCATAGCTGTGAAGTGACTATCCTCAACCGCTGACCTCTTGCGCTCTATCTGTACAAGACATTGACGCATCATTCGGTAAGGGCTTTCTGTCAGCATCGTGAGAGTCATCAACTGGTTAGTGGTCTGGGTATTCTTTCTGCCAAGGCTCTGGTTAGCCCTATCCATCTCAACCATGCGTTCCCTGATCCTAGCAATCTTATTGGGAGTCATGGTAGCCATGCCACTGGTAATCTCAGGATTTAATTTCATCAGTTCGTCAGACATTTAATCTCCTGTCCATCCTTCCCAGTCTCCTATGGCACCACTTCTAATATCACCTGCGTGTGCAGCATCACCACTAGATGCTATGGTAATTTTTTGAACTTCAGTATTACCAACAGCCGAACCACCCCAAAGTTCACCTCTTGTGCCATCCGTAAACTTACCTGCTGAATGCCGTGCAACAGACTCAAGGTCACCTTGGTCTGTTGAATCGCCTGTACTGGCAGGGTTAACATATTCCATTGCATCTGTTATCCACGGATAACCTGGTAATCTTCCTCCACCCCATATATTCTTGGATTCAATTAGACCTATTGCAGCAACTCCAGTTACATTAAAACTCCAGTCTCCAAAGTCTCCTGCATCACCAGTAGATGCTATCGTGACATAGTTGGCATCCTTGTTGGTGTAGTCACCATCCCAACTCATCCACCAGATACCTCTTGTAAGGTTTGCATTTCCAGAGTTATAGGTACTAGAAGCCCTTGTCATATTTCCAAAGTCAGTTGAATCACCAGTGGAGGCAACTGTTATATAGTCAATAACATTACTCTGGCTGCCTGTATGCCCACCATGAAGAATACCTCTTGTGCCATTACCACTCCCACCTCCATACCGCCGTGCTACCGTGGTATCGCCGAAATCTGTACCATCACCAGTAGAGGCAATTGTTATATAGTCCATTTCATTCAAAACTGCACCATCAAGTTCTCCACCCATACAAACAGCCCTTGAATCATTACCAACTGTTCCTGCCAGGAAACGAGTCGTAGTAGTGGTGATATCACCAAAATCTAACGTGTTTCCATCAGATGACATAGCCTTATACTCTATATCAGCGATAGCAGCGTCATTGACTATGTATCCACCAAATGCAACACCACGATTACCCTGATATGAAGTCGAAGAAGCAGGAACCTCCACTCCCATAATCTTTTCAATATCATCCTTGGCAATATTCATGATCTTTTCAATATCGCCAACGGCAATGTTCATAAACTTTTCTATCTCAGCCACTACGCAACCTCAACAATGGTCATGTCAGGATTGATAAATGCTGATCTGACTCCAACAGCAACACCCATAATCTGAACAAAGTCTCCGTCATCTCCAGGTGCGGTTGTGGTCAATGTGCCAGGAGTTTCACTAACATACACATCGGCTCCTACAGTCATGTTCCCACCAAATCCACCATCATCCCTGTATACACCATGAGTCAGAACTCTCACAGAACTACCGGCACTACCCTGTGCCTCAATAGCAATTCCTATGGCTGGAAGCTTGGCAGCATCATTAGCATCTGCCCTTCCGACACGGCCTGTAGTTGTGCTTACATATACAGCATCAAACTGTGTGATAGCTTCTGCTGCAAGGAACTCGATAACAACTCCCTGTACGGTATTGTCTGTAGTTGGTGTTCCTGCTGCCGATTCAAACTCAATAAATTTAGAATCAGCTATAGCAACATTCTGTGCAAATGTTGCCCCGCCACCGTCAGCTATCGTCATGGCATCATCACCATCGGTATAGCTGATCTTTGTGGTCATCACTTCACCAGGAACAACAATCCCTGCTGCTCCATCTTTAATCGTTAAACCAGTAGCATCACCGTTATCAGTGAAGATAAGGTCTTTAGTATTAGTCACTAACTTTATCGTTATGTCACCGGAACCACTCTCAGTAAACCGCAACATTTCTGTACCACTATCTTCAAAAGTCCAGATACCAGAACCTGAATCAAGATTGATTCCACCTGCTGCATCTATATCCACAGCCCCATCAATAACAAAATTGATGTTAGCTGCTGCTGCTGCATTATCAACCGTGGTTACATTCAATACGCCGTTAGTTGCAGCAGCGATAGTTACGGTATCACTTGTACTTGGAGTCATAACTATCGTATCGTCCGTTATGACCAGAGTTCCTATAGTGAAGTCAGTGCTTGCATCAATAGTTCCACCGGCAATAGCACCAGTCGTAGTGATACCTGATGAACCCACATCTATAGCACCAAAATTAGATGTAATGGAGCCTGAATCTAATGCTCCTGTAGTGACAATATTACTATCTCCAGCAGCGGGAGCAGCGGATATATCCGACAGAACTTCGGATGCGCTTCTTCCTTCTACAGATGTCGTGGCTATACGAAGAAAGTCATTATCCACAACACTGGCAGCAAACTGGGCCACATCATATTGAGATATGCCAGTAGCAACCTGTAATTTATTACTCGATATTTCAAGCCCACCATTAGATACAAGATCAAGGCCAAGCACTGAACTGGAAGCAGCAAGACCATCACCTGCAAATAAGGTTGCAAGTGAAGCAATAGTAGTTAACTGTTCATTAGCACCATCTGAATCCAGTGTTGATAATGAATCTCCATTAGTAGGAGTTACTGCACTTAACTCAGATAGGTCAAGAGCAATATCTAAAGCACCGCTATCTCCTCCTCCCGATATTCCTACCCCAGCCGTGACTCCGGTAATATCACCATCACCTGCTTTCGCTGTTCCTGGTGGTATTCCTGCGGCCATCTTAATTCATCCCTGGAACTTTGTTCCAGAACTGGAAGTCAATGGTTGCTGCGTTGGAGGCATTCTGCCTTATCACCTTAAATCCGGTTACTTCGTCCCTTGATCTCAGCGTGATGATATCGCCTGCTGCCCATTGAAATCCCTTCGTGGTTGTCGGGGCTGTTCCGTCCCGTGTCTCCACGACAGAGTTAGTTCTTACATATCCCTCTGCATAATCAGCGCCGTCAGGCACTGTCAGCGAGGTTGCCGCATCTGTTACCGCGTGGGTAACAAGACCTGCATTGATTGGTGAAAAGTTTCCTTTAGCCATTACTCTTACCTCGTTTTGGCTGATCTGCCTGTCTATTTGCTACAGTATCTCTCTCTGCAAGCAGCTTGATAGCATCAGAAAGATTGTCCTGACGCTGTCGCTCTCTTATTCTTTCTTCATCAATTCGCTCACCATCTATCGTTGCCCACTCACGCCTGTGGCGCTTTTCCATGTGGACACGCAGGTCATGGGAAGCGGTTAGGTTGTCTTTCGTGCAGTACGCAAGACCCATGTCGTCGTACTTCCTCCTGTTGGGATCGTCCTTGTGAAGGAGGCACTTGATCGTACCGTACTGTCTCTCAATTTCAGGCTTCTGGGTGGTAAAGGCATAGGTGCCGTCCTCCCTCGTCTTCTGAAGCTGTTGTGGAAGCATATTCCTATTAACTGTTGAACGGTCTCCAGTACGGTTATCGTATACATATACGTATCCTGCCGACTGAAGCTCGGCTGCCGTCATGGTCATGCCATTACTGTTGCCGATAACAGCTCCAGGTTGCATGTTTCCAGGCTCCTGTGCTGTCTCTGCGTCTCTAAGTTGTTCCTGAATAGATTTTTCCTGTGTCAACGGGTTCGCTCCTTTTTGAAGTCAGGGCCGAATGTACTGTGACCCTTCATCCACTTGTTTCTTTCTTCTATATTTTCCCAGAAGATTTTCGTCCAGTCTTTTGGTTTAACTTCAGTCTTTTGTGGGGGTTGCAGGTTCATGTCCTGCGCCATCCGTAACGCCTCATCGACGGTATAGAGGGCTTCCCCACCACCTTTTCCATCAGGTACGCCACATATCAACTGGAACTGTTCTCCAAAAAGTTTTGCGTCTCCGAGATCTCTCTCAAATTTAACTCTCCGGTCACTGCGTATAACCGTTATTGTCTGGTAACGCCTCATACCGGAGGAGTCAGGAGCCTGCCGATTCATCTCAGAGAGATACCAGCAAGGCTCGTGACCCCTTATTTCCGCAGCGGCTAACTCAATAAGTCCTGCCACTAAAAGCTCCTACTCAGTCCAGTCTCTATTGGCCTCGATTGCTATGTAGTCAATCCACGCATATTCATTTGATGCGGCTCTTGTCTCAATCATAGCCAGCACAGCAAGATCTGTACTTGTTGATACTGCTCCGGTAACGGTCTGCTTTAACACACCGTTGACATACCATCGGGCAGTTCCGTTAATTGAAACTTCCAGTCTCAGGATGTCCCATTCGCCTGCCACGGCATCGTTATCAGCGTCAATACTTGCAATCGTGGTCTCACCTGTCGTGGTGCCACCGTTGTATACCATGATCCAGTCTTCATCGTCAGTTGCCTCTGCATCAATTAAGAATCCGCAGAGATCTGATGCTGAAAGGGTCAAGGTACCGCTTGCCGCAACCAGGTTTTCTCCTTCAAGAATAGCTGTGTCACCGTTAACATCGGTCAGCCCGAAATAAAATGCCTTCGTGTCGAGATCAGGAAACTGAACTCTGCACTCGATATTTATAGGGGCCATCTTACCAACATCAAACACCTTGCCTGTGGTTAGCCCACAGCTATGGGCGTCCTCGTTGGTAGTTGTCAGGATGCCGACTCCGTTAAGGCCATCAGACTCACCAACAGTGATACCGGAGTCTGCCTCCGCTATGCCCTGCCCGATCACCCGAAGTCCTGAACCTCCAAAGGCTCTTGTTGCTGCTGTTGCGGCAACGATATCCTCACCAGAAAGAAAGTCCTCAAAAATACTTATTTTTCCGTACCCGCTCTGTGCCATATTACTTATTCTCTCCCTGAAGCTGTAGCTCCAGTTGTTTTATTCGTTCCCTGTAGGGAGCGACTACTTCTGATATGTTTCCTGTCTTACGGGGGATACAGGCCAGATTATCCAGCCTGTTATCCTCCATATTTCCGTTCATATTGTGGACAATCCATCCTTTCGGAATCGGCCCACGCTGCCGAGTCCACGCCTCACGACGTGCATTCATTAGCTTGTTGGCGCTGTAGCGTCAGCCTGTACCTCATACAGCCAGTTGCCGGAAGATCGCTCTCCGTAGGCATACTCGTCGTAGTGATACAGAGCCGTGGCTCCACCACCAAGTTCAGGCATTCGCTTTGTCTCCACGTATGGAGAGCGGCCCTCTACCAGTACCAGTGCCATCTGCGAGAACACTCCACCCTTGGCAAGGTTCGATGTGATGGTTAAGTTTCCATCTTCGTACAGTGCTGCTCCGGCGATTGTTCCTCGATATCGGTTCTGGTACGCAGCAACAGCTACACCGCTTGTCAGCGGGGCGCCCGTTGTCTGGTCTACACCAGCCGCTATAAGCTCATCGTCGATGTCCTTCAGGGAGAACCCGTGGTGGACAGCGTTGATGGGAGCATTGGCAGGAGCAGGTTCCGTTGTATTGGAAGTGATCCTGTATGCGGCAGCGGCAATTTCACCGGAGTCGAGGGCATTTGCGCCACCGAGTGCGGTAGTTGCGCCGTCTATGGCGGTTAATCCATCCTGGTCTTTCTTTCGCTCTATAGCGTTCTGAGCAAGAGAACCCGTCTGAGCATAGGCGTTGGCGCTTATTCTCAAGGCAACCCTGTCAGTTATGACGGTGTGAACACCGATAACCGTGGGGGTGATTGAGAAGAGCGTGTCTTCCATCTGTTGCGGGTTGTCCAGTTCAGTATTTTCAGTAACGGCCTGTGCGCTGAGTTTCGACATTGAAACTTCATTCCAGATCGTTCCCGTATTTTCGTCGAGTCTTTGCCTATCGACGAGGTTAGGCATGACACCGGCAAATTCTCTCACGATTCTTGCGGAAGCAATCATCGTGGGAATCGAATCAGCCAGTGAATCGGTTACTGTATTTCCTACAGCCATTTCACTAACTCCTTATCCCTATATGCGGATTCCCTGTTTTCTCAACACGTCAGCCGCTTGTGCTATTTCATCTCTTGAGACAGAAACATCAGAGTTACCCATGCGTTCCAGAAGCTGATTGCCGTTCATGGAAGAAGGAATAGATGACGATGAATCGAGATCCAGCGTATTTACTCCATGCTCCTCAAGAGCCTGCTTTACCTTTGCCTCTGTTTCCCTGGTTAACTCGTCCTGCTGTTGCAGGCGACGGCCCCGTTCTAGCTGGCGCACTGCACGATTGAACTCGGCATGGGCAGCATAAATACCACTCATATCCTTGCTTTCAAATGCAGGCGCCCACAAATCTCGGAAAGCGGCAAGTTCAGGAGCTGTTTCTATATTCAGTCCCAGCTCATCCATTGTCTCTGTGATCTCTCCGATCATACTCTGGGTCGCTGCCTGAAAACTGTTCGTGGCTCTCCTGTCAGCGGCATTTGATTCTACCTTCTGAAGGTCTTCCACGAATGCTTCAGGGTCTTGCGATCCATCACGACGTACCAGCGCCTGTACAACATCAACAAGCGTTTCCACCTTGTCAGAGAGATCATTGTTTTGAGTGGTCTCTCTGTTCAGGCTGTGAAAACGTCCTTCAAGTGACTTGTAGTCGTTTTCTCTTTTTGATGCCTGTTCTTTCATCTCTGTCACTTGCGCTTGCAGAGCCTCGATAGTAGGGGGTTGCTCATCTGATGCTGACGGGGATAAGGTCGCGGGGCCGTTAGCTGCGTCAGCTTCAGGGGCAAGTTCGCCTGTACCGTTTGCTTCTGGTTGTTGTGGCGGGCTATCAAATCCCCCCACTCCATTCTGTAACGTCATTTCTTACCTCACAGTTACTGTTAGTTTAGAGCCAAAGTTTTTTCTTTGTCAAAATTCTTATTCATTATCGTGTTAATTGAGGCTCAAATTCTTGAAGATACGTAGGATCTAAAGTACGTATAGCCTCGTTAATATCTTCACGTAAAGTTTCTGGGTTTAAGGTAGCTGACCCTATTATGGGGCCATTTTTTATTTTTATACTGGTAATAAGAGTCTTGGCCAGACCTGTTGCACTACCTGGAGACTTATAACCCCACTTAACTAAAAGCAACGTAGTGATAGCACCTTCTGTTTTTTTGTCTTTGTACTTACCCGTTCCTTTTAGTAGCTCTTCTTGTGAATTTCTAACAATAGTTTCAATTATTC